CTGAAGCTGCTATTACCAAATCTCTCCTAGAATCTCGTGGAATTGATACTTCTCGTCTTGTGGTTGTCAATGTTGTTACTGTTGAAGAGTTTCGCGGAACGGCGCTCAAGGCAGTAGACCTGTATATGAAAAAACCCGAAGGTGAGCGCAAACCTTGCATTTTTGTGCTAGACTCTTTGGGAATGCTTTCCACAAGTAAGGAAATTAATGATGCCTTGAATGATAAAGAAGTTCGGGACATGACTAAATCGCAACTTATTAAAGGCGCATTCCGTATGCTTACCCTTAAACTTGGGCAAGCAAAAATTCCAATGATTGTAACCAATCATACTTATGATGTTATTGGTGCTTACGTTCCTACTAAAGAAATGGGTGGAGGTAGTGGTCTTAAGTATGCTGCTTCTAGTATCATTTATCTCTCAAAGAAAAAAGAAAAAGATGGAACGGAAGTGGTTGGAAACATTATCAAAGCAAAGACTGCTAAGTCGCGTTTGAGTAAGGAGAATAAAGATGTTGAAGTACGTTTGTTTTATGATGAACGTGGTTTGGATCGTTATTATGGATTACTTGAACTTGGCGAAATCGGTGGTCTTTGGAAAAATACAGCAGGTCGTTATGAAATTGATGGAAAGAAATTATATGCTAAACAGATTCTTAAAGAACCTGAAGTGTATTTTACCGAAGAAGTAATGCAACAACTTGATGATATTGCCAAACGTGAATTCTCCTATGGAACGAATTGAAACAACCATTCTACGAAATTTGATTTTTAATGAAACTTACTCGCGCAAAGTTATACCATTCATACAACCAGATTATTTTGAGAAAAGGTCGGAAAAAATCATTTTTGATGAGGTTGCTAAATTCATTATCAAATATGGGTCTGCAATTACGCCAGAAGTTTTAAACATTGAAATAGAGAATCGCACGGATTTATCCGAAACGGAAATCAAAGAAATTAGAGAAACATCTCAACTTTTTCATAATGCACCAGTAGAAAATCAGTGGTTGCTTGATACTACTGAAAAATGGTGCCGTGATCGTGCAATTTATCTTGCCCTAATAGAATCTATCCATATTGCCGATGGAAATGATGAAAAGAAAAACAGAGATGCTATTCCAACTATTCTTTCAAATGCCCTAGCAGTATCGTTTGATAATCATGTTGGTCATGATTATCTTCAAGATTATGAGGAACGTTATGATGCTTATCACCGCAAAGAAGATCGTATTCCGTTTGATTTGGAATATTTCAACAAAGTTACAAAAGGTGGTCTTCCTAACAAGACTCTTAATATCGCTCTTGCTGGGACAGGTGTTGGTAAATCTCTTTTCATGTGTCACATGGCGAGCTCCTGTGTGCTTAACGGACATAATGTGCTTTACATTACATTGGAGATGGCAGAGGAGAAAATTGCTGAACGTATTGATGCAAACCTTCTGAATGTTCCTATTCAACAATTGGTAGAACTTCCTCGGCAAACGTTTGAGAATAAGGTTACAAACCTCTCGAAGAAAACTCAGGGAACTCTTATAATTAAGGAATATCCAACTGCATCTGCACACAGTGGACACTTTAAATCTCTTCTTAATGAACTTGCACTTAAGAAGTCATTTAGACCTGATATTATTTTTATTGATTATCTCAATATTTGTGCTTCTAGTAGGTATAAATCAAACCTTTCTGTTAATTCTTATTCTTATATTAAAGCAATTGCAGAAGAACTTCGTGGATTGGCAGTTGAATTTAATGTACCAATTGTCTCTGCTACCCAAACTACTCGTAGTGGTTATGGTAACTCTGATGTTGAACTTACTGATACTTCTGAATCATTTGGTCTGCCTGCTACTGCTGATCTTATGTTTGCCCTTATTAGCACAGAAGAATTGGAACAGTTGGGACAGATTATGGTGAAGCAATTGAAAAATCGTTATAATGATCCAACAGTATATAAACGCTTTATTGTTGGTATTGATCGTGCCAAAATGAGATTGTACGATTGTGAACAAACTGCTCAAAAAGATATACTTGACAGTGGGCAGGATGACGAGTATAATGATTATGAAGATAAAAAACCTAAAAAATCTTTTGAAGGATTTAAGTTTTAAAAACTAATAAGTATGACTAAAATTAATGTCTTTGATGAAATAAAAGAGTTTTATAAAACTCCTGGATATTCTAGTAAACATATAGTTTATTGGGATATCTATAAAAATATTTTTAAAGGATTTAATCTAAACAAAAAAATTAATATTCTTGAAATTGGAGTTGATAATGGAACTGGTATGCAAGCATACCAAAAAATATTTCCCAATTCAAAAATATGTGGAATTGATATTTTACCAGTAACTTCCAATATTGGTAAAGTTTATATTGGAGATCAAAAAGATGAAAAACTCTTAGATATTGTTAATTTTGAAAATGGACCATTTGATATTGTTATTGATGATGGAAGTCATCAAAACAGGGATCAAATAAAAACTTTTGAATACTTATTTCCAAAAATGAATCCTGGTGGGATTTATATAGTTGAAGATATTCATACATCATATTGGAGTGTTTGTGGTGGTGGATATAATTCAAATTCTTTTGTAAATTATTCTAAAAAATTAAGTGATCTTATAAATTATTGGTCTTGGTTGAAAGGATACCAATCTTCAGATGGTGTTTGGCATCCAAATAAAATGGATATTGAAAAATATAAGTCTTATGGAGTTTCTGAAAACATCTATTCAAATTTGAATTGTATTTCATTTTATCCAAATATTATAGTATTTTATAAATCAAATCAAATTTGGGAATATCAAGCAAAAGATTTTTTTGTGTAAATTATGATTTTTTCTTTTGAACAAGATTGGAAAAAATACACTGAAGTTAATAATACTATAGTTGAAAGTATTGATTATGGTATTGGAAAAGTTTTAATCGTAAATGATTTTTTAAAATATCCAGATAAACTTCTAGACTTGTGTAAAAAATTATCTTTTTATACTTCTTCAACAAAAGATATAATTAGACCTGGAAAATCATTTCCATTATATCCCGATTATTTGAACAACTACGGAATTAATATTGGAAATTTTTTATCTAAAACACTAGGATGTTTTGATGTAAATTTTTCTGATATTATAGTAAATTGTTTTAATGGTGATATGAAAACGTGGTATGAATATCCTCATACTGATGTTGTGGATTTTGATACTTCAAAAAGTAATTCTCATATCGCAGGTAATATAGGATTAACACCAGAAAATAAAAGTGGAACTGGATTTTGGTCTTTTAATGATAAAATAAGTATATTGGATATGAATGTATCCGAATTTTATGATTATAAAAATTTCTTTAGTTCTGTAGTATATGAAAATACTTCTGCAAATCAACCAAAAAAATGGAGGCAAATAATAAACGAAGGACCTTGGAAACTTGAATTTATTTGCCCTTTAGAGTATAATTCTTATGTTCTATACTCCTCGACAAATTTTCATAGTTTATATATGAATCCAGAATGGTATATTGACAAAGATAGAATTTCAATAGCAACTTTTATTGATGTTACTCCAAATGATATTAATCATTCTGAATTTAATGATTTCCACAAACAAATTTGGAATAATTTAAAATTAGATACTATTTTTAATCAACAATTTTAAATCTATGACAATTTCAACCGATAAAAAAACACTAGATAACGGATACGCCGAATACACTATGACTGAAACTGCAAAACACGTTGATTTTGATAAGTATGCTGAGTTTGTAGATGCTGTAACTTCTGATGCATCTAAAGACTTTCTCGCTTTATCTGATCGTTTAGTTGCCCTTGATGAGAAAGGTGCAAACATTGAAAGACTTCTTACTGCTGCTGTGGGTATCAATGCCGAAGGTGGAGAGTTCATGGAAATTGTCAAGAAAATGGTTTTTCAAGGAAAACCTTATAATGAGGACAATAGGGAGCATTTAATTATTGAACTTGGTGATATTATGTGGTATGTTGCTCAGGCATGTATGGCACTTGATATTTCTATTGATGATGTTGTTGCCAAAAATGTTCAAAAACTTCTTAAGCGTTATCCTGAAGGTGCTTTTGATGTTTATTTCTCCGAAAACCGTGCTGCTGATGACCGATGACTAAAGAAAAACAAGTAACTATTAAAATGGATGTTCGCTCTGCTGCGGCAGTTCGTCAAATTCTTTTTGATGCTCAAAAAGGATATACTTATGATGAATTAAGTGTACCTCCCCGAATTAATGATATTAGGAATGTTATTTTATCACTAGATAATCAAATTGAAAATATCTTAACATGAGAATATATAAAGAAGTTTTAAGTGATAGTTTAATTGAAGAATGTAAAGATGATATTTCAAATTTAATTAATCAAAATGTTTGGAGATCAAATGTTTTTAATTGGGATAGTAATCTTTTAAAAGGAACTTCTGGAACTTGTATCTATACTAAAATTTCTAATGAAAAAATTCTCAATCAACTAATAGAACAAACAGAAGAACATTTTATAAAAAAATATAAGACTTTAACATATCTTTATTACATATGGCAAAGTAATTCTGGGATATCCTTACATACCGATGAAGGACACGCTTTTGGTGCAACAATATATCTAAATGATGAGTGGCATTTGCATGATGGTGGAATTTTTCTCTGGAAAGATGGAGATTGTCCAAATGAAGTTTACAAAGCAATATGTCCACAAGAAAATATGATGATTATTAATGATAATTATGAAAAACATATGGTTACTCTAGTTTCCCCAAATTCAAATGATTATCGGTATACTATACAAATTTGGGGAGACGTTCGTTAAATTATATAAATAATTGACCCTTTTGGGGTTTTCTGGGGAATTAGTTAAACGGTATAACGGGTGCTTTGCAAGCACTTATTAGGAGTTCGATTCTCCTATTTTCCATTTGCCCGTGTACTCCAACGGTAGAGAGAGTGGACTTAGAATCCATACAGTGGAAGTTCGAATCTTCTCACGGGCACTAAATAAAAATAAAACATTAATATGAATTCAATAATTTCTGATATTATTAATTCATTTGAAAGTAATTCTAAAACAAGAACCTCTAGATATAAAGATTTTCTTGCTTACGTTTACAAAACATTTGAAAATAAGATAATTTCTTCTAGAGAAAAAAAGACAAAGAATAAATATAAAAAGATAAGATTAAGTGTTTTACAATACATAATAGCAAACGAAAAAGAAATAACAACAGAAATCTGTAAACATAAGTAATGAAAAATTTTTCTCAATTTGTTGAAGGTTTATCTTTAGCAACTCTTCAGGCAAAAAGATCTGGGTTAGTTGGAGATGGGCATGGTGGATGGCATAACAATAAAACTGGTGAATTTGAAGCAAAAACCATAGGTGGTAGATTACATTTTTATAACAAGAGGCAGAGACTTGGACAGCAAGATCCACGTCAAACTCCCAAAGAGAAAAATTTATCAGTATCGACGCCACAAAATTCACCTCCAATTAATGAACAGGAATTGAGAGAGAAATACATTAGTGGGGAGATATTTAAAGAAGGTGATATGGTTCAAAGTTTAGTTAATGAAATGGTTGGAAAAATAATCCGCAGAGGAACCAATCATTTGATTTGTGTAACTGAAGATGGTGTTATGTTTAAATCTTGGATAAAGGATGTTACTGAAGCATATAGTGAAAAGCATATGTCTTCAAAAATGAGAGATGAAAAACATTCTAATACTTTAATCGGAACAGAAGGATATCTTAAAAATGTAATTGATAAGACTCCAGGATCTCTTGATTACAACCAAGATTTAATTACATACGGTAGGGAATTCATAAATAAGTATAGAAAAAAGTAAATTAGAAAAATTCCATGGCTCAAACTACAGTTGGTCCTCATCGCGGACATGCCGCTGGTGATACTGATATTGAAAAGGCAGCATCTCAACTTGCTTCGGACGTAAAATATAAAGTTAAACAAAAAATGGGTGCTCATACTGATATGAACCCAGCTCAAGTTGTTAGAGCATATTTGGCACAATTAGCAAGTTCTCCTGCACCAGGTCCAGTTAAAGCACTTGCAAAGAAAAAGCTTTCTGGTGGCGTAAAAGAAGAATATGGAATTGGTGAACTTGCAAAGCAATCTACAGTAAATGCCTTAATTAAAGTTTTCGTTGAAGGTGTTACTGTTGAAGAAGAAGTTGAGGATATTGCAGAAGCGGATGAAAAGAAGTATTGGGTAGTTGTTACCGATAAGAAGACTGGCAATACCTATCGTCGCCAGGCAACTCGTGCAAAAATTGCAGAACTTCGTGCAAATCCAAATATTAGAAGAGTTGAAATGACTGGTTATCATCCAAAAGAAACTGAGGATAAGCAAGGACAAAAAACTTCAAAAGTAAAAGCAGGTAAAGGTTTAGATCCTGTTGGTAAAGAAGATGCCGATCTAAACAATAACGGTGTTAAGAATGATAAATCCGATAAGTATCTTTTAAAGCGTCGTGCTGCTGTTGGTAAGGCTATTGCTAATCGTACAGGATTGAATAATAGTTTTGATCTAGATGGTGAAGTTGTTAACGAAGCAAAAAAGACAAAAAAGAAAAATGATACAATAACTGGTGAAAAAGTTAATAACTCTAAGTATATTAATTTAAAACCAACTATGGAGCAAACTGAAACTGATGCCCCAGTAAAAAATTCTTCACAAGATGAGGAGCAAAAGAAAAAACTTAAAATTAGACAGCAACAAGTCCAAGCTGCTTTAACACGCCAACGCCAAACTATGCAATTGCAAAGATCTGGCAGACTTCCTTTAAATTATTCTGAAGATAATAATCAGGAAGGGGACGATATTCAGGAAGTTGCACCTCCTGGATTTGAAGGAACCGTGAAAGCGATGAAAAAATATCCTGAACTTTCTAGAGGTAAAACCCCAGAAGGAAAGGACAAGAACATTTATGCTCTTGCTTGGTTTATGAAGAATAAAGGTTTTAAGAGTCACAAAACTAAAACTGGCAAAGATAAATAACCCAGGATACTCTTTATAGGGAGAATGTCATGGATGCATTAGTTGCGGTGGTAAAACCACTTATTCTTAAGTTGGCCACACATCCAGCAGTTAAAAATCTTGTGATTGAACTTCTTGAAAAATATGTAAAAACAACTGACAATAGTATTGATGATATGGTTCTTGCTACAGTTAAAGAACTTCTCTTTAAACCACAAGAATGATTACGTGTTTAGTAACTAATTGGGGAGTAACTATTCTTCTTGGTCTACTGTTAACTGCTTCTGAATGGTTAGCAAAAACAAAAAGATTTGAGGAGAATGGATTACTTGACCTAATTACTCATTTTTTAAAAACTATTCTGCAGAAAGGAGACAAAAATTAAAAGTCTCCTTTTTTTATAAATATCAATAGAAAAAGAATTTATAGGTAAAGCACATGGCTCTTTGGGGCAAAGCAGACGCTGTATATGCGACAGGAACAGTTACTGTAGATTTGTCTAATAAGACAATTACTGGATCTGGTACAACTTTTACCAATGCTTCGGTAGGTGATGTAATTTCAATCGGTGTTGGTAATACTTTTGGGCAAGCAGTAATTTCTGGTATTACATCTAATACTTATGTTTCTATTGCATCAACACAATTCATTACCGGAATAGGAACTATAGGTTATGGTAGATTGGTTGGTGTTGCATATACCATTTCACAAAAACCAAAATATACTTTAGAAGACGGGCAATATTTTGCTCCTGATGTAAAATCAAATAGATATTCTGCAGTGTTTGGTGTTGATACTTACGAAACTGCTGCTGCTCGCACAACAACAGTTGGTGGAAAAGCAGGTGCATATGGAGTTTCTCATGCAGGTTGGGTTGGGGTAACAACTTACGTAGATGCACAGGGTAATTTCAGAGTCAAATCTGAAGTTCTTGTTGCCATGAGTGGAATTAGTTCAGGAACTCCTGCAGCGGGAACTTATGGTGATGCTGGAGATGACACTAGATTGCCAGATAGCTGATAATATATGAGATTTGACGAATTGAATGAAGACAATTATATGCTCTTCGCTATAAAATTCTATAATAACCCACAGTCTGTAACTAAAGAAGACTTTGAGGATGATTTGAAGCGAATAAGATATATTAAAAAATTACTGAAAAAATATAAAAAAGATAATATTTTAAAAACTCATTTAATTTTAAATCATCTTATTCTTTTGTTTAATGTTTTTGATGATGCCGCTATTCCATTATTATTCTATAATTTGGAACAGGATCTTTGGCCAGCATTAAAAAGCTTTTTAGTTTTTTTGAATAGGTTGCCAGAATTTCCAAAAACTAAAATTGATAATATTAAAAAAGATGAATATTGTACAACTGTTTTAAATTCAATCTAATGAATGTAGACAAAATTATACAAATTGTTCATAAATTAAAAGAAGATGCCGTTGTTGGTGGGATGACAACTGGTAGTTCTGGTCCTATTGCTGGATATTCTGAAAAATCTCCATCAGAAGGACCACATGCTGGATGGACACCAAAACTTGGAAAGACCCAACGTAGAAATAATTATGCTACAGGTGGACGTGGATCACGTGCCCCATGGTTAAAATATTTAAAGGAGAAATAATATGTTTTCTCAAGAATCAAAATTAGCGGTTCTTGAATCTAAACTTGGTATTTACGAAGACTTATCCCGCGAAATGCTTTCTAAATTAGAAACAGCAGTAGATAAAATTTCCGAAGGCAATTCGCGTATTGCTACAATTCTTGCAAAACACGACGAAAGAATAGAGCAAAGTATGAAAAATGATGATCTTATTGTGAAAATGATAGATGAGATGAAAGAAAATAATGATAAAGAACATAAAAAAATAGAAGAAAGATTTGGTAAGATTGAAGAAAAAATAGAAGATCTTAAAAAATTTAGATGGCAAGTAGGAGGGGTTCTTGCATTTGCAGTAGTTGGTATTGGAATCATTAATGCTTTTGTCCCCAAGCTCTTGACAGCATCCCCTCAACAGGTTATAATAGAGCGCACCAAGTAACACCGCCTTGTAATGGATTTTGTTGATTTCAAGTATATTGGTTTAGTTTCATCACGTCTGCAAAAATTTAAAAGGGTTAAATCGGATCTCTACAACTTCCGCTGCCCTATTTGTGGTGATTCTCAAAAAAACAAAAACAAAACAAGGGGTTATATTTACACGGTAAAAAATAACACTAATTTTAAGTGCCATAACTGTGGTGCTAGTTTATCATTCAATAACTTTCTCAAGGAAATAGATTTAAATCTTCATAAACAATATACTTTAGAGAAGTTCAAAGAAGGGCATACAGGTAAAAACTTTGTTGCAGAAGAACCAAAGTTTGAATTTGCTAAACCAGTTTTTAAAAAAAAACTAGATCTTCCCAAAGCATCTGAAGTTCCTCTTGCTAGGGAATATCTGGAAAAAAGAAAACTGAATCCAGAAAAGTTTTATTTTGCTAACAAATTTAAAGAGTGGACAAACAATCAAAAACCTACTTTTGAATCAATTAAGAATGATGAAAGTCGCATTATTATACCATTATTTGATTTTGAAAATAATCTAATTGGATTTCAAGGAAGATCGCTAGTTCCGAACTCTGTTAAATATATTACTGTGATGCTTTCGGATGATGCTCCAAAAATTTACGGTCTTGACCAAGTCAATTCTTCGCAATCCATTTACATTGTTGAAGGACCCTTCGATTCCACGTTTGTACAAAATTCTGTTGCTATGTGTGGGTCCGACGTTGATATTAGGTCGTTTGGTTGGAGCGATTATATTTACGTTTTTGATAACGAACCTCGCAATAGAGAAATCGTCAACCGAATATCAAAAACAATTAACAGAGGCGAACAAGTAGTGATTTGGCCATCAACCATCGAGCAGAAAGATATTAATGACATGGTGCTCGCTGGACTTAATGTTATGGATGTGTTAAAATCAAGTACATACACAGGTTTAGAAGCAAAAATTAAGTTTAACAACTGGAAGAAAATATGAGCAACGGAACAAAAGTCGTTAAAAGAAATGGCAAAACTGAACCCCTTGATCTGAACAAACTCCACATCATGGTGGAAGAAGCATGTAAGGATCTTGCTGGGGTATCCGCATCTCAAGTTGAAATGCAATCTGGCATTCAATTTTATGATGGTATTACAACCGCAGAGATTCAGGAAATTCTGATTCGTTCTGCTTCAGATTTAATTGATTTAGACCATCCTAACTATCAGTTTGTTGCTGCCCGTCTGCTGCTGTTTGCCCTCCGTAAGCAATTATTCGGGAGAATGCATGAGTGCCCTACTGTAAAGCAGCATGTTGATCAATGCATAAAAAAAGGAGTTTATGATGCAGAAATTGCGGACCTTTATAGTGATGAAGAGTTTGAAAAACTTCAGTCGTTCATTGATCATAGTCGTGACTATTTGTTCACTTACGCAGGTTTACGTCAAGTCGTTGATAAGTATCTAGTGCAAGATAGAAGCACTGGAGCACTTTACGAAACGCCACAGTTTATGTACCTTTTGATTGCGGCAACTATTTTTTCCAAGTATCCAAAAGAAACACGTTTAGATTACGTTAGGAAGTATTACGATGCAATCTCCAGGCACAGAATCAACATCCCAACACCAATCATGGCAGGAGTGCGGACGCCACTTCGACAATATGCTAGTTGTGTCCTTGTTGATGTTGATGACACCCTCGATAGCATCTTTACTAGTGATATGGCTATTGGCAGATACGTTGCACAAAGGGCGGGTATCGGCATCAACGCAGGTCGCATCCGTGGCATCAACAGTAAGATCAGAGGCGGAGAAGTTCAGCACACGGGTGTTGTTCCATTCCTCAAAAAGTTTGAAGCAACTGTCCGATGCTGCACTCAAAATGGCATCCGTGGTGGATCAGCAACTGTCCACTTCCCAATCTGGCACCAAGAAATCGAAGATATCCTAGTATTAAAAAATAACAAAGGAACTGAAGATAATCGTGTTCGTAAGTTAGACTATAGTATCCAAATTTCTAAAATCTTCTATGAACGATTCATTCAGAACGGAGAAATCTCTCTCTTCTCTCCGCACGACGTTCCTGGTCTTTATGATGCTTTTGGCACTGATGGATTTGACGAGTTATATGTATCTTATGAACGAGATGCATCTATTCCAAGAAAAACTATCGGAGCTCAAGAACTCTTTTTGGATCTTCTAAAAGAACGTGCAGAAACAGGTCGTATTTACATTATGAATATTGACCACTGCAATTCTCACTCATCCTTCATTGATAAAGTAGAGATGAGTAACCTATGTCAGGAAATTACTCTTCCAACTAAACCACTTCAACATATTGATGATACTGATGGAGAAATTGCTCTCTGCATTCTTAGTGCTATTAACGTTGGAAAAATTAGGGATAACGAAGATCTTGAAGTTCTTTGTGATCTTGCTGTTAGGAGTCTTGATGAACTCATTGATTTCCAGGGATACCCCGTTAAAGCAGCAGAAATCGCCACCAGAGCACGCCGTTCACTTGGAGTAGGATTTATTGGTCTTGCTCATTATCTTGCCAAACATGGGGAACATTATGAAGACCCCCGTGCATGGAAACTTGTTCATGATTTGACCGAAGCATTCCAATATTATCTTATTAAAGCAACGGTTAATCTTGCAAAAGAAAAAGGTGCTTGCGAATATTCACATCGTACAAAGTATGGGCAAGGTATTTTGCCGATTGATACATACAAGAAGGATGTTGATGAAATCGTTCCGAACGAATTAAAGTATGATTGGGATAGCCTTAGGGAGCAGGTTAAGCGGTATGGTGTACGGAACTCAACATTGTCCGCACAGATGCCATCGGAGAGCAGTTCCGTTGTGTCAAACGCAACAAATGGAATTGAACCACCTCGCGGATACTTGTCCATTAAAAAGTCGAAAAAAGGTCCACTTAAGCAAATTGTTCCACAATATCAAACACTTAAGAACAATTATACGCTTCTGTGGGATATGCCTAGCAATCGTGGGTATATTCATATTGTTGCAGTTATGCAGAAATTCTTCGATCAAGCGATTTCTGGAAACTGGTCATATAATCCAGAAAATTATGCCGATAATGAAGTTCCTACTTCAGTAATGGCACAAGACCTTTTGACTACATATAAGTACGGTTGGAAAACCAGTTATTATCAAAATACAAATGACATGAAAAATGATGAGGTTGAAGAAACCCGTCAAACATTAGAAAATTTAATGTCCGAAATTCTAGAATCAGAGGAGGAAGATTGTGAGTCTTGTAAGATTTAAAACAGGTTTAGAGGATAAAAAGATGGTCGAATCAATGACTGTTTTTAATTCTCAAGAAGTAGATACCAAAAAGCAACCCATGTTTTTTGGACAACCACTAGGAATACAGAGATACGATTCTTACAAGTATCCAATTTTCGATAAACTAACAACACAGCAACTGGGTTATTTCTGGAGACCCGAAGAAGTATCTCTTCAAAAAGATCGTAGCGATTATCATATGCTACGCCCAGAGCAAAAACACATCTTCACTAGCAACCTGAAATATCAGGTTATGCTGGACTCCGTTCAGGGTCGTGGTCCTGGTATGGCGTTCGCGCCTTACTGCTCACTTCCTGAACTGGAAGCGTGTATGAAAGTGTGGGAGTTTATGGAGATGATCCATTCTCGTTCATATACTTACATCATCAAGAATGTTTATTCTGACCCATCAGAAGTATTCGATACAATTCTCAAGGAGGATCGTATCATGGAACGTGCTGTGAGCGTTACACAGGCATATAATGATTTTATTAATAGTGCTCAACAATACGGAACTTCGCACGAATGGGTTCATGCATTAGAACAAGTACCCTACGCACAAGAGGCAAGGTATGAACTCAAGCGCAAATTGTTCAGAGCAGTTGCAAACGTTAATATTCTTGAAGGTATTCGCTTTTACGTCAGTTTTGCTTGCAGTTTTGCATTTGGCGAACTCAAGCTTATGGAAGGAAGTGCA